GTATAATAAGCCTATGTTAATAGGTGTAGTAGGTTTAATAAGTTCTGGAAAAGGCACAGTCGCGGATAGACTTGTAGAAAAACATGGATATCAAAAAGACAGTTTCGCTAAAAGTCTAAAAGACGCTGTTGCATCAATGTTCAACTGGGACAGGAACATGCTTGAAGGAGACACTGAATCAAGTAGGTACTGGAGAGAACAGCCGGACCAATATTGGAGTGAGAAGTTTGGCAAACCCACAACTCCTAGATGGGTTCTACAGTACTTTGGAACAGAAGTAATGCGTGGTCAGATGTACGACGGAATATGGGTAGACAGTTGCATTGGTAGGTACAAGGGACAAAACACCGTGATAGCAGACACACGTTTTCCTAATGAAGTGAAACAGATCAGAGAGCAAGGTGGCAAGATCATACTTGTGAAAAGAGGATTAGATCCTGACTGGTTCGTTGATTATGTCGAAGGCAATATACAACCTAAAGGTATACATACTTCAGAATACGCATGGGCAAAAGAAGAGTTTGATTTTATTATTGATAACAATGGCACCAAAGAACAATTATATGAAAAAATAGACGACTTAATCGTCGGCAACAAGATCACCAACACGCCAGCCGAGTCTACGAGTACTACTCAACCTTTGGCAATTGGCGCAAACAGTTTTTAAGTTAGAAGCAACAGTATTCCTCAGATTTCCATCAACAAACAGCACATCAAGTTGTGCTTTGTGCTGTGCCTTAAACCCGCACAGTTCACACTTCCTGTGTTTCTTGTACCCGGATCTCTGTAATGCTGTCACACCTCCAACTCGCTTGCCAGCCTTTTTCCTTATACAGGTGTCACAACGACTCCGCCAATACACCCTGCCATATCTCCTATAGGCGTAGGCCCTGGGCTTTGTTTTACACTCCGTACACAACGGTCTGTCTTTGTATTGCATATGTGTATTTACGTCACCTATATAGGCACCGCGAAAACGGTAAATTATGTCTGCAAAACCGTATGATTGAATAAATAACTCTAGTATACGTACAACTTGCAAGGAGAATACGAAAAATGGCATTAACATCACCAGGAGTAGAAGTTTCAGTAATAAACGAAAGTTTCTATGTACCATCAGATGCGGGTACAACACCACTATTCATAGTAGCATCATCACAGGATAAATCAAACGGCGCAGGCGACGGCACGGCAACAGGTACAACCACTGCAACTGCCAACACTGCTTTTTTGATCTCATCACAAAGAGAATTAACAGAGACTTTTGGAGATCCAAAATTCTACACAGACGCTTCAGGAAATAGCCTAAATGGTTATGAGTTAAATGAATATGGTCTACAAGCGGCATACAGTTTCTTAGGAGTTGCCAATAGAGCATTTGTACTAAGAGCTAACGTAGACACAAACGAATTAGTTGGAAGTGCAACGGCACCAACAGCGAACCCAACAGATGGCACATACTGGTTTGACCTTGCATCAAGCAGTTTTGGTCTATTTGAATGGTCACAGACTAATCAAACATTCACATCAATTACCCCAACACTGATCACATCAACAAGTGATCTAGTAGGTGCGGTATCTACTGGTGCACCAAAAACTTCAATAGGTTCAATTGGTGATTACGCAATAAACACAACACACGTAACAAACAAGATCTACAAGAAGACAGCAAGTAACACTTGGGTGCATGTTGGTTCTACTGACTGGCACACATCTTTACCGGTGGTGACAGTTGCTTCAGGAACAACAGTTACAAGTGGTAACAAGATCACAATGAACGGTGTTGAAATCACTTACGGTGGTACAGCATTATCAGATGTTGCAACAGCAATTGGATCCAATGTAACTAACGTTACTGCAAGTGTAAACAGCACAACAGGTAACTTAGAAATCTTCCACAACGGTAAGTTTTTAGGTGACTCGACGGGCGGTTCTAATACAATTAGATTCGAAGCAAATACAGGTACTGGTCTAGCAGACCTAGGAATTACAGCAGGTGTGAAAAACGGTGTAAAACTTTTACAAGAATCACACACTAACAGACCAACTTGGAAAACAGCAGACGAAAACAGACCTAACGGTTCAGTTTGGTTCAAGACTACTTCTGCAAACTCAGGTGCGGCTCTGGTTGCAAAACTCTACAGCACAGCAAGTGCTAGTTTCTCTCAAGTTGCTAGTCCACTGCATAGCAATCATAACTCAGCAATCTTTAATCTAGATCCAGCGAATGGTGGAACTGCTTTAACTACAGGCACAGTGTATGCACAGTACAATGTAACTGAAGAAAGCATGACTGCAAACGATTTAGGTGGGGCAGACTCAACTGGAAATGTTGCAGACTTCCAATTCTTCAGATACGAAGGTGGTGCTACTACTATTACAAGTAATACTACTTCACCAACTTTCACAAGTGGTGAGAAATTCCAAATACAAGAATCAGTTAAAAATCAAGAAGCGTTGAATAGTGCAGTTACAGTAACACTAGGCGGTACAAGTGCAGATGACTTTGTAGCGGCAGTTAGTGCGGCAGGTTTAACAAACGTAACCGCAACTAAATTAACCACAGGTGCAATCCAGATGTCACACAAACTGGGCGGTGAGTTCAGAATGTTTGATGGCGATAATTTAGGAACACCATTATTAGATGCAGGTTTCAGTGCAACGACGGCACACGCTTATGGAACATTCACAGCGAACAGTTTAACTTTACTTGACAACTTGTATGACCTACCAACAGGTGATAGCCTTGACTCAAGTGCTAACACAGGTATCATGGCAAGTAACTGGAAGAGATTAAGTTACACAGCATCAACAAGTGCACCGACTAATGAACCAGCAGACGGAACATTATGGTACCACACTGCAACAGACGAAGCAGACATTATGGCACATAATGGAACCACTTTTGTTGGATATGCTACAGCATACTCAAGTACAGATCCAAATGGTCCACAGTTTAAAGCAACAGCACCAACTACACAATCAGATGGTACTGCACTTGTAACTAACGACTTATGGATTGATACTTCAGACTTAGAAAATTATCCAAAACTTTACAAGTACAACACAGCGGCAACTTTAAGTTCTACAAACACAGCGAACCAAGTGGCAGTTACTACATCAGGTGCGGCATGGGAACTGGTTGACAAAGCAGACCAAACTACAGAAGACGGTATTGTTTTTGCAGATGCTAGATTACACACAGCGGCTGACAAAACAGATTCATTGTCAACAGGCGGTGCAGGAACTTCTAGTAGCATAAAAGATTTATTAAGCGATGGCTTCTTAGATCCAGATGCTCCAGATCCAGCAAACTTCCCACAAGGAATAATGCTTTGGAACACAAGAAGATCTGGTTACAATGTAAAAGAGTACAAAAACAGTTACATCACAACTACGAAATATCCAGGAAGCGGATCAGCAGGTTTAGGTAACATCAGACAAAGTAATGAGAGCGTATCAACTTACTTCCCTGACAGATGGGTTACTAAATCAAGCAACAACGCAGACGGTTCTGGCTCTTTCGGTAGAAAAGCACAGAGAAAGGTAATTGTTGAGCAATTAAAATCAGAGATCGACACTAACCAAGCAATCCGAGAAGACCAAAGAGGTTTTAACGTAATTGCTACACCTGGTTACCCAGAGTTGATCGCAAACATGATTAATTTAAACACAGACAGAAACAACACAGCGTTTGTAGTTGGTGACACACCTTTCAGATTAGAGGGCACGTCAACAGCAATACAAAACTGGGCAAACAACTCAGCGTCAGCACTTGATAACGGTGAAGATGGTTTAATAAGTGCAAGTGATTTCTTGGGTCTGTTTTATCCATCTGGTTTAACTACAGACAACACAGGTAAGTCAATTGTTGTTCCACCATCACACATGATGATGAGAACACTTGCAAACAATGACAACATCGCTTTCCCATGGTTCGCACCATCAGGAACAAGAAGAGGTGTGGTTGATAATGCAACGTCAGTTGGTTACATCGATACAGCGTCTGGAGAGTTCGAAACAATATCTGTTACGGAGTCAGTGAGAGATTCAATGCATGAGGTTAAAGTGAACCCAATTACTTTCTTCTCAGGTGCAGGAATTGTTAACTTTGGTAACCTGACTAAAACGTCAGCAAGTTCGGCATTGGACAGAATTAATGTTTCAAGATTAGCAGTGTTTCTAAGAACACAATTAGATGCTATTGCTAAACCGTTCATCTTTGAACCAAATGATGAGTTAACTAGAAACGAGATCAAAGGAGCGATCGAATCATTCTTGTTAGAATTGACAGGTCAGAGAGCATTGTTTGACTTCCTAGTAGTATGTGATGACACAAACAACACACCTACAAGGATTGACAGAAATGAACTTTATGTAGACATAGCAATTGAACCGATCAAATCAGTTGAATTCATCTACATACCGTTAAGAATCAAAAACACAGGAGAAATTGCAAAATTAGGGAACTAATTTTTGAATAAATAGGAGAGAGAAACATGGCAATATCAACTTTATCAAAATTTACAGTACCACTAGCAAACGATCAGAGTAGTGCATCACAAGGTTTGTTGATGCCAAAACTTCAGTATCGTTTTAGAGCAGTCCTGGAGAATTTTGGAGTATCAACACCAAGATCAGAATTAACAAAACAAGTTATGGACATAACAAGACCCAACTTGACTTTTGACACAGTGACACTAGATGTGTACAACTCAAAAGTTTATGTAGCAGGTAAACACACTTGGGATCCAATTACAATCACTTTGAGAGATGACGTGAACAACTCAGTTACAAAACTGGTTGGTGAACAGATCCAGAAACAGTTTGATTTCTTTGAACAAAGTTCAGCGGCATCGGGCATTGACTACAAATTCACAGGTAGAATCGAGATGTTAGATGGTGGTAACGGAGCAAGTGCACCAAATGTTTTAGAAACATTTGAGTTATACGGTGCCTACATTGAGAACGTTAACTACAACTCATTGGCATACGTAACTTCAGAACCAGCAACAATCACAATGTCGATTAGATACGACAACGCGATCCAAACTCCAACAGGAACAGGAATTGGTACAGCAGTTGCGAGAACTATTGGTACATTAAGTACTGGTGGTGGACAGTAACACAAAAAATTAAGTTAGCAATTATAACATCAAAAGCGTCTTTATAGGCGCTTTTTTTGTGGCCATAAATACGAGTATGCCAAGCATTAACAATTTTCTAAAAGGTTTCCAGGACGGATTACCGGGTATGAAAGACTACCAACACGCATCGAGATTATACGTAGACAACAATTTTAAGTTGATGCCAAAACAGAAGTTCCTGTTTCATGTGGTTTTCAACACAGATGAGTCATTGTTCGATACAGGATTCAACCCTAGCGAGAAATACCAACTCAACATGTTAGTGAAAGCATGTGAGCTACCCAAGTACAACATGAGTTACGAGGAGAAAACACAGTACAATAAGAAGATGTATGCGGGCACACGGATAGCATACGAACCAGTAAACATTACATTCCACGATGATCATGCAGACACTGTAAACGCATTCTGGAAAAAATACTACGAGTACAACATAGCAGATTCTGTAGGAATGAACAGTGACCTTTCAATATCAGCAACCAAAGATGACTACTACAACTTCGGAGGCAAGGCAAGGCCCACTAATAAATTTGGAATGGACACACCAAGGAAACGTCAGAAACCATACCTCAAAGGAATTGAAATTTTCGTCCTACACAAACAGAGATTCACGTCAATGACATTGGTTAATCCAGTCATAGGATCATTCTCTCATGACAATTTAGACCAGGCAGACGGGCAAGGTGTAATGAACAATACCATGCAGATATTATACGAGACAGTGATCTACAAATCAGGTATAGTCAACAGGAACAACGTACCTGGATTTGCAACAATAAATTACGACAATTCACCTAGTCCTTTGACTGTACTTGGTGGCGGCACCAACAGCATATTTGGTCCTGGGGGTGTTGTAGACGGCATTGGCTCAGTGATTAGGAACGTGCAGTCAGGAAACATATTAGGTGCAATACTAGGTGCTTCTAACACATACAATAATGCCAAGAAAATTAGGAAGTCAGATGTCAAAGAAGAATTAAAAGGTATCGCAAAAAACGGTGTGCTAGAAGTAGCCAAACAGGCAGGATCAATTACTAATCCTGTAGCACAGTTTACTGTGGGTGCGGCAATAGTGGGTGCGACAGCCATTGCTTCAGCAAGAGGTACGTCAGACAACAAGAACCAGGCCAATAACACGGTGATAACAAACTCCACCGTGGATACTGTTAACTTCCTTGGTTCCGATGAATCATTCAATCTTGTCACTAACGATGATAGTGTCCGAGACGAGATAGCGGCTGGTATATACTACAAGGACATAGGTTCTCGGAAAGGTCTGACCGTTGCAGAGTCAAATATAGAATATGAGAATTCGGCAAGCAATGTTAAGACGGTGTACACCAATAAAGCAATTACAAATGTAAGGAAGTTAGTGACCGAAGGATACATAAAAATTGAAAGAGGATCACTCGACGTAGAGATCGCAACGGAGAAGGCAACAATATAATGGCTGAATTCTACACAAACTTACCACCAAAAGACAAAGATGAGTTGCAGAAAACCATAGACAATCTGACAACTGTTCCGTATGAAACAGATTACCAATTTAATGTGGGAGAATATGACAGCACTATAGCATTCTTTGTGAAACGTAATTTTTCAAGAACAGCGGCTGAGTCCACAGCATATGCAATTTTGACACAGGCCAAGATAGACAACATCAAACCACAGCAGATACTAGACCAATTGACATACGCCACACCAACTCTGTTGTCCGAACTGATAACCATTATATTAAACGCCAACAGATACAAGTCAAGTAGGTTAGGTGTGAGGAAAACACTGACTACCAAAGAGACGGTATCGAGAAACATCATAGACTAATGTTGCCGAGATTTGCTAGGGGCAAGTTCTCTCCCAAGAATCAAGAGAAGTACGTGGGTACAAAAACACCGACCTATAGATCAAGTTGGGAACACGCTTTCATGAGATTGTGTGATGAACATCCTAACGTGTATCAGTGGGCAAGTGAATCTATTAAAATTCCATATCGCCATCCATTCACAGGCAAGTACACAGTGTACGTGCCAGACTTCTTCATAGTGTACCAAGACAAGCAAGGTCGCAAACACGCCGAAATGGTGGAAGTAAAACCGATGAGCCAGACCTCCATGGAGGCGGCGGGCAAGAGCATGGCCAAGAAGAAACAGGTTGTGATAAACATGGCCAAGTGGGAAGCCGCAAACGCATACGCAAAACAGAGAAAGATCAGATTTCGAGTAGTATCAGAAGAACAGTTGTTCCACAACGGTAAACGTAAGTAAATACGACAATGACAAAGAAATTAGAAGACATCCTTAATTTACCAAATGTTAAAGAGGCATTCAAAGAAGTAGACAAGAAGGAA